CGAGTTTGTTAGCTGATGCTCGGGTAACTCGAGGGGCCTAGTCATACCCTAGGCTGGTTTTCTTCAATTTGTTTCAATACATGCACGTAAGAACCTTCATAAGCCCTTTCATAGGGATCTTAATTACGTCCTTCAGTGTTTATAAGAAACTTCCATTGGAATTCCATTTCCAATCTTGCTCTTTGGGAGAGCTTACGAGCTGCGTGTTCCTTAAATTTTTCTCTGTAGTCTTATAAGTAATCCGGGTTAGATGCCATTTGAATGACTTACTAGAGACAAAATTGCTCGAAGGGAATATTGCTAAGCATATCAAATTTACATGCTTAGGCTTTTAGGTTAGAAGGTTTTCTCGACAATGAAACTACATTATGCTACCAATGTAGATCCTTGCTAAGAAATTCAACCCCTATACCTTAAGGGTGATGGGCAAATTCTGTTACTCTTTAACCCAACCCTTATTCTGCGTCGTTGTCTTATCCTAGAACTATTTTTAAGGCTTTTTCCAATTCCTCAGCGTTTTATGTAGTTCCAACGACGTCATCTCCAGAGTGAAAGTTACTACCTTTTACTCCTGCTAAATCTTTAGCATATTCTAACATTAACATTACTCTCATAGTATTAAAGAGAGTGGTCCTTGTTGGATGTCCAGAATATACGGTACCTTTAGCTGTGCCTCTCAGTAAGAGGTCACCGTCTTAAGCATTAGCTGATCCATATGCTTTAAATGGGACTTCTAATTACAACATCCTTTTTAGCAAGACATCCCTAATGTCTGCTGGTAAATCTGTTCTATTCATGGCTATGTGTCCATACCTTTGTATAAATTGATCATCTACGATTTAAATTAATTCAGGGTGTTAATGGGCATCGTGACTCCCACCATTAAGAGTAAAATTCATTAAATTCTTTTTCTTCAAAGCTCAATTTATTTATCTCTTTAGTCATTCTATCTGCAACATCAAAATGAGATTTACCTGTGACTATTTACTTAGCCCATGGGGTTTTGACTTTCTTGAGTCCCTTCATGAATGTTCTAGCAAAGTACGCTCCAAACACTTTAGTAACTCTATCAGGGTCCCAAAACACCCTCTGCCTTTTACCTTGTTTTTATGATCCCCTCTGTACTTCAGATGTTTTTATACAAGCTACAAATTTCTATGAATAAATATTTAAGTCATCTGGGTTATCAATTTGTTCCTAATATATTTTCCTCTTTTTAGGATCGGTGTCTTTTATAAATTGTTCTTATGTGTAAAAATCCATTTATGCAAAAGCTGCTTTTATATGTGCG